GGATATCAAAGAAGCAATGAAACCCTTTGTTCCTGCACTCAATAACCTTGATGAGTGTGATTTTGATCAACCTGCGTTTCCCGCGCCTGTATTTGCCGCATTGTTATTAACGGTTGTTAGAGACGGTAACTCCGCTTTATCATTTTGGGATGCATACTCTAAAAATGAAGGGAAAAAGACGACGAAAAAAATGGACGGTGTTTTTGCTTGTACTCAAAAAGTTAGAGACCTACGCGAAGATTTCGAATTTGTACGAGGTTCTAGGCGCGCCGTTTTTCTAGTAGTACCACAATTACTGGCGATTTATGAAAAATGGTTGGATGGTAAATTATTCACTAAAACACCGAAACCGGAAGGTGATTACAAACATTATGTTTTATTATTTTGCGATGAAATAGCTGATAAATTAGATTGGAGAAAAACAATGTTGTAATTTTTTACAATATTTTTGTTCTGTCAGGTTGATTTTTTAACGAAATAAGTCGATCATTGAGATATTAACAACAGGATATTAAATATGAACATTGGTACATCGCTAAAATTTGGGTTAGGAAGGGAAAATTTAAAAAATAAAGAACTAGCTCATGATATCGGTACTTCTGAATCATATGTCAGTGCGATTTGTAATAATAAAAAAGTCCCAAGCGTACAAAGGATTGAGTTTTTCGCAAATTATTTTAAAGTGAAAGTCAGTACTTTTATCTCATGGGGCGAACCCAACTAACATATTGTTAAAATTTTTAACGATAAAGACCCGCTTTTTAGCGGGTTTTTTTTTGTTCAACATTTGACATTTGAAAGTTATAAATTATGCTCAATTATCAAAGAAGTGGGAATTCACACCTTTAAATCTTTTTAAGTGGGGTGAATAATGAAATGTCATTATGATCAAAAAGCAGTCGACCGAGATAATCTATGGCGTGATATTGCTAAGAAACCAACATTCGATTTTGTGATGAAAAATATGAAGTGTAGCCAAAAAAGATTGCATTATCTTAGGCCACAAAGCCATTAAATGAACCTGTCAGGTTTATTTTTTTATCTAAAAGGGGTACTATGACTCTGTGCGCGGATAGGTAGACTTAATTACCCTACTGAAAGCCTTCAAGTCCTTAATGGTTTCCGTTGCACCAAAATTTAAGGGCCAATAATAAAAAGGGCAACCCATCATGAAATGGTTCAAACATGACACATGCGCCAACATGGACCCACGATTACAAAAAATATTATCCCAGTACGGTCTAGAAGGCTACGGGCTGTATTGGTATTGCGTCGAGTTAATCAACTCCCAAGTCTCTGAGAAAGATGTCAGTTTCACGCTTCAGCACGATGCTGAGGGCATTGCTAGAAACACAAACAATACCCCTCACAAAGTCGAGTCAATGATGCGCGAATTTCTCAATTTAGAACTCTTTGAATTAGATGAACACGGCAACATTTGCTGTCCAGAATATGCAATGAAGTTAGACACTTCAATGACTTCAAATCGTCAAATGAGACTGATCATTCAAGAGATAAAAAGTAGATTTGTTGAAGAAAAGGAGATCGAAAAATCGATCGAAAAGGGATCGAAAGACGAAATCGATCGATCGAAAGATGAAATCGATCGACAAAATCGATCTCCCGAGCGATCGAAAAATTCTGAAAAAGACGAAATCGATCGCGAAATCGATCGCAAAAAAGACTTTTTCGATACAGAAACCCAAATCGATCCCGAAATCGATCGCAAAAATGACTTTTTCGATCGCGAAATCGATCGCGAAATCGATCAGGAAATCGAAATTGATACGGAAAAACCACCAATTCGATACGAAAGTCATGATTCTTGTATCGAAAAAGACGATTCTGTACAAAAAACGAACAATCGATCTAAAAGTCATGATAAAATCATGCAAGAAGGAGAAGGAGAGAGAGATAAAGACCTTAAACGATCTTGTACGATTTTGGATGAAATCGTCCCAAATCATGATTTTGAAACTTTTTGGAATCTCTATCAGAGAAAAGTCAATAAACCCGCATGTCAGAAAAAATGGGCAAAACTTAAACCTGGAGAGATTTACCTTATTTTTAAAACTGTCAAAGATTACGTTAAATCAACACCTGTAAAAAAATATCGTATGAATCCTTTGACCTACTTAAACAATTACGGATGGAATAACGAAATTATCGATAATGAATCAACAGGTGGGAAACACGATTTTAGTTGGATGGATGACGAGTGATGGAATATAAGCAATTTAAAGAAATTTTGGTTAAGCAGATAAAAGTTTTAGGCCGAAATTTCAGCGGTAGTGATAAAGAAAAAAAAGAGTCCCTAGAAGACCTTGTAGGCTATTATTTTTTGAGCCTTAGCTATCTATCAGAAACTGAATTAGATAGCGCCTTCCTACGTTGTAGGGAGTCTTACAGCTATTTCCCAAGTATCCACCAAGTTTTGAAGTGCGCTCCAGTAAAAAGACAAAAAGAGACCTTTGTCAGACCGAAATTTGTTCCGGTTAGGCCTGAAATGCAAAACAAAGTCAATTCTGTTCTAAATGGACCGAAAAAACCAATGACAAAACAACAAATGATCAAGAATTTTAAATTTCTTCATAAACGAAACCCGTTCATTGATTGGCGTCCAATCATGGAACGCGAACTCGAAAAACTCAGTTAATTAAATAAATTCCCACCGAAATATCCCTTTGATATAGTTTTAGCGTCGAACTCCCACTTCGACAAAGACCTTAAGCCCTTTGGTCTTTCGGGGGAGGGGCTTACGTTCCTCCCCTTCTAATCGAAGGTGACCAATGATTACCTTAATTTTCTACCAAAATATTGTGGCGAGCTTACAAATTATGACGTTTTTAGAACGTTGGGCAGATTTTGCCCATTTGAGAGTGAACGAGACCATCGCAACCTTTGCCAGTGGTGCACTGGTTGCTAATGGTATCGACGAACGACTGACGCTCGCTGACTGGTCAACAATTTTAGGAATGATTTATATTTCAACGATGCTAGTACCTCGTTTATTCGATTTTGTTCGATGGATTTATAAAAAAATTAAATCTAAGTTAAAAGGTGAATGACATATTATGTCAGACCGAGAACAAATATTAGATAAGCGAAGTGAAACCCTGAACGAATTTAGGGAGAATCGTGACAAATTCAATTTAGCAAAAATACATTACGCCAATGGTAATTATGCTGATTTTATTTGTGATTGGATGATCACATATGATCCTAGACAAAGCCCCTCGGAATTACCGTTTATCTTATTTGAACGACAACGCGAATACGTCGATTGGTTGTTCAAACTCTGGCGAAAAAAAGAAGATGGTTTAGTTGAAAAGTCTCGTGATATGGGTCTTACGTGGCTCTGTTCAGCGTTTGCCGTTTGTGTCTGGTTATTCGAACCAGGGCAAACAATCGCGTTCGGGTCACGTAAAGAAGACCTGGTTGATAAGATTGGTGATCCTGATTGCATTTTCGAAAAAATGCGGATTATCTTACGCAATATTCCAAGTGATTTTTTGCCAGAAGGATATGACGAAAAAAAACACGCGACTTTTCTAAAAATTATTAATCCAGAAAACGGAACGATTATCAAAGGCGAATCTGGCGATAATATCGGTCGTGGTGGTCGTTCTTCAATTTATTTCAAAGATGAATCTGCATTTTACGAAAGACCAGACAAAATCGAAGCCGCATTATCAATGAATTCAGATGTGAAAATTGATGTGTCAACGCCGAACGGCTCTGGTAATCCTTTCTATCGAAAACGGCACGGCGGCGAAATAGCCGTATTTACTTTCCATTGGAGACAAGACCCCAGGAAAGATGACGCCTGGTATAACAAGCAAAAACGACTTCTCGATCCTGTTATTTTGGCGCAAGAAGTTGATATTGATTACACCGCATCGATTGCTAATAACTTAATCGAGGGAAAACTTGTTATCGATGCCATGGCGCAAAAAGTTGAATTCGAGGTTTTTGGTCCAAAAGTTTTAGGCGTTGACCCTGCTAGATTTGGTGATGATCGGACTGCTTATGTGATGCGCCAAGGTCGAGTCGTTCATTGGATTGATACAGCGCGAAAGAAAAAAACAGTTGAAATTGTTGGTCAAGTTTCTAACTGGATTAGACATTATTCATTTGATGCCGTTTTTATTGATGTCATTGGTTTAGGTGCCGGTATTTATGATTCATTGGCTGAACAATGGGGAGAAAGAATCATACCGGTTTGCTCTTCTGAAACAGCCGACGATTCAATCAAATACGCGAATAAACGTTGTGAGATGTGGTGTGAAATGCGGGAATGGTTACTCGATAAACCGGTAGCGCTGCCTAATCATAGCGAACTGACAGTTGATTTAACCGCCGTGCAATATTCTTTCAATTCAAATGGTCAAAGAGTTTTAGAAAAAAAAGAAGATATGAAAAAACGCGGTGTTAAATCCCCTGATATAGGCGATGCACTTGCAATGACTTTCTCAGAAAATGTTGATTATTACTCTGCTTCAAATGACTCTGATTTCGAAATGTTTAGTCAAAGCACCGGCGCGGGCGGCTATTGATGCGGTTTGTATTATGTAATGAACAAATATTAAAAAATGCAATATCGTATTTGTATTCGTTAGATTTGGATGAAGAAAAACCGAAAGAAATTATAATTAAGAGTTTCAATAAGAAACGAACTGAAGCTCAAAATGCTTTGTACTGGTCCTGGTTGAGAATTATCGGTCAAGAGACTGGAAACAGTACTAAAATTTTGCATTCTTTTTTTGGTGACAAATTTCTTTCTAAAAAATTTGAAATAGTACGAGGTGAACAGGTCGAAAGCATTCAATCAACAACAGAATTAAACCCTAAAGAATTTACTCAATATCTGATTGAAGTTGAAGCCGATACAGCATCCTTTCACGGTATTACATTGCCTCACCCTGGAGAGCTAGAATGGTAGATATAATTGAAAATAATATCGAGGCCGCAAATGATGACGATCAAGAAACGACTAGGCCGATAACAAAAATTGATAAATTGATTTCTATTTTACGGGCTGAAAACGTTGCTGAGATTATCGATGATAAAATACTTTCAAAGATTGCTGATGAACTTCTTGATACTTTCGGACAAGACTTAGATTCTATGTCAGATTGGATAAATCTTGTTGAGAATGGTCAAGAGTTAATGAGTCAAGATTTTAATTCTCGAAGTGAACCTTGGGATAAAGCAGCAAATTTTAAATCGCCAATAATCATCAACGCTGTTTTGCAGTTTGGTGACACTGCCAGTCAGGAACTTCTCAGAAAATCCGATATTGTGAAAGGTATGGTTATCGGTTTAGATCCTGAAGGCATCAAAGAAGCACAAGCAAAAAGGGTGTCGACTTATTTAAACTTTCAGGTCAATGTCAAAATGACAGAATGGAGAGTTGAACACGACAAATTATTATATACATTGCCCTCGACCGGTTGCATGTTTAAAAAGACATTTTTTGATCCACAGTTGGGCCGTAATATTTCTGATGTTATTTTTTATCCTAATTTCGTTGTAAACCAGTCAAACACAACAATTGAAGATTCCATGGCTTTCACTGAGATTATGCAATTTACAGAAAATGTCGTCATAGAAAAAAAACGTACTGGTGAGTGGGTCGATATCGATTTCATTGTTGAAGATGAAAATTTAAAGAAACAAGCAGAAGAAAATGGAGATAGATTTTTAGAACAACACGGCTGGTTTGATTTAGACGACGACGGCTATAAAGAACCTTATATCGTCACTCTACACGAAGCATCGCGATCAATTGTAAAAATTGTTCCTCGTTTCATGCCTGAAAACGTGACGGTATCAGTTCAAGATCAATCAATGAATTTATTAGAATTCATGAGATTAAGCCAGGAAGGATTTCAAGGATTTCCGGACGAAGTTATTTTTATCACGCCGCTTAATTTAATCACTAAATATGATTTCTTACCTGATCCAGTCGGTGAGTTTTTGGGTATTGGTTATCCTCATCTACTAGCCGGTGTCACTCAATCTATCAATACAACAACTAATCATTTATTAGACGCTGGAACACTAGCAAATCTTCCTGGTGGTTACCTTGCTAAAGGTGTCAGAAAAAAACTTGGCGAGGACCGTTTCAGACCTGGAGAATGGAAGGGAACCAATGTACCCGCGAGAGATTTTGCTAATGCTTTCTTTCCGCTCCCATATGGCGAACCAAGTCAGACACTTTTCGCGCTTAATGAAAAAATGCAGCAAGAAGGGGAGCGTACCGCGTCCAATGCAGATTTCTCAAAGGTATTGGCAAACAACGCACCAGCAACAACAACCCTGGCTTTATTGCAAAAAGAAACTCAATCGACCACTTCTATCATTAGGCGTATCTATCTGGCAATGAGTGAAGAGTTTAAAAAAATGGCGCGTCTCAATCAATTATTCGCTGATCCAAATGAATATATGGCGGTCGTTGACGACCCGAATGCAAATTTTCAAACTGATTTTGATATGTCTCAATTTAACTTAGTACCCGTTTCAAACCCTGAAATGTCAACCAGGATAGAACGTGTTAAAAGTGCTGAGGTACAAATGGGATTCTTGCCTCAAATTCAAGAAGCAGGGGGCCAAACTCAAATCGTTATCCGATCATTTCTAGACGCATTAGGTGTAGAAAATATCGACGCGATATTCCCACAGCCTCAACCATCTCAAATTGAGCAACAAAATCAATTATTACAGCAACAAAACGAAGCGCAACAATTCCAAAATAATTTATTTGATCGAGAGTTAATCGTTAGAGAAGCAGATTTGCAACGAAAGATTGCAGAAACACAAAGCAAAGCCGCAGAAACCAGGGCGCAAATTGTTAAATTGCAATCTGATGTGATTGTTAATTTAGAAAAAGCCGAAACAGAAGATCAGAAAAATCAATTAACAAAATATACGACTGAACTTTCAACGTTAGTACAACTTCTTTCAGCATTAAATCAAGGAGCGGCAAACGATGCAAACAATCGAACAGCAGCTTGAAGAATTAGACGTTGATGTCAAAAAAATAGAAGTTACCGACGATGAAATTGAATATTGGTTAGAGAACAAAGTAACGCGTAGATTTATGTTAGAAACCCAATGTGCAATGTTGGTAGCGTTGAAACCGTTTGACTATGAGGGACCAACCGAAAGCGTTGGAGAAACGGCCTTAAGATTTAATTTTTCAAAAGGCATCGTAGAAGCTTTTGAATTGGTTATTAAGTGGGGACCAGGATCGTATGCTGATAATGAATAGAGGTTATTTATGAAATTTAATCCGTGTGGTTTTCAAGTATTAATAGAAATGGATATTGTGGAAAAGGAAGTCAAAGAGGGGGCTTTGGCTGGCTTTCAATTGGCGTCAAATAACGAACAACAAAGAGAGCAAAATGGTCATGATGTTGGAAAAATTGTGGCTTTTGGTCCTTTAGCCTACAAAGGTTTTGATTGTGATACCCCCGAAAAGTGGGGCGTTTCAATTGGTGATATGGTGGAATTTAGACGGTATGACGGGAAAATACCGCGCAGTGATAAAGATGGCCGATATCGTGTAATTAATGATTCTGACGTTATTTTAGCGATTGAGGGTTAAATCATGAATGATAAATTAGCAAACTGGGCGAAAGATCAAGGCGTCGAATCCGAACAAACGGAAGAAGAAAACGACGCGTCAAAGAACCAGGATGAAAATTTAGATAATACTAATCTGCCTGACGCCGCGAACGATGAGAATTTTGATGAAGATGAAACACCAAAACTCTCGGATGCGGAACAACGCGCAATGCAAATGGGTTGGCAACCCAAAGATAAATGGGATGGCGATCCTGATGATTGGACAAGCGCCAAACGTTTTATTCAAACGGGCGAAGTCATTCAAGCAAATAAAGTATTGCATTCAAAAGTGGATAGAATGCAAAACGAATTTGAAAACAGAATTCAAAATCTTCAAACGCTTCACGAAAACAAAATAAAACTTGAAATGGAAGCGTTAAAAGCGAAACGCGACCAAGCGGCAAATGATGCGGACATAGACACTTATAACGCCGTTAATAAAGAAATTGACAATATAGAACAAACTGTACAAAAACCGGAAATCTCAGCGCCACAAAATGCGCAGCCAGATTTAATGCAAAAGATTGTCGAAACACCGGTGGTTCAACAATTTGTCGATGAAAATCCATGGATTCGCGAGCAAGGTGCTAAAGGTGTTTTTGGTCAGAAAATATTTACCGATTGGATTCAATCAAATATGAATAATCCAAATGCAGTATTAGAAGATGGATTAAAAGCTGTTCAAGAAGCTGTAACAAAAGAATTTCCACAACATAACCCTAATCGAAAAATTAGCCAAAGTATGGGAACTCGAAGTAATGGCCCTAAAAAATCCGCACAAAATCATCGTTTAACTATGAAGGATTTATCGCACCAGGAAAAACTTATATGGAATTCAATGGGGGGGGGTTGGAAAGATGAAAAAGACTTTTTACAAGCCGTCGCGGATGACAGAAAATTAGAGGTGTAACGTGAAAAAATCAAAAAGTGAAACAAGTGAACCAAATCGAGTTGTTAAAGCGCATACACCTAAAGACCGACCGGAGCGCAGACCTCTATCAAGAACCTTTCGTTTAGACATCCCCGCAGGCATTCGCGAAGAAGGCTATACTTATCGTTATATTTTAAATCGCGCTGAACGCATCGAAATGTTTGAAGGTGCTTGGTGGGACCAGGTTCGTGATGAAAGAGGCAAGCCAATTAGAAAAGCTTCCGGTATGGGGGAATACTTGCTACTATATAAAACTACAACAGATTTATTTGAATTAGATCTCATTGAAAATCGGAAAAAACCTATTAGCTTGCTCATAGATAAAGCACAGTTACAAAAGGACCGAAATTCTAGTGAATATGTCCCAGAAGGGCATGAAGCAGTTTTAAAAATTAATTAAAATCAATTAGATTGCGCGTCCGCGCATATTCATCGGCCATTATCCCAATGGTTTAGACGATGTTTAACAATAGAAATTTTATCGTTAACTGTCTAAATTATTGGAGAAATTCTCATGGCTGGCTTCATAGCTAATAGAACCCAAGCGGATGGCGATTATACCGGCAAGCTAGAAACTTACGCTGTTATAACTGCTGTCGATGTCATCGCCCCAGGCGATCCGGTTATCATTCAAGGTACTGGTGACACTGACGGGCGTTCTTCCGTTGAACGCGCTACCGTTGAAGGAACTAGAATCACCGGTATTGTCGCATCTATCTCACCTCAATTTGTTGGTGAAAACTTTTCTGGTACTGGTTTAGCAATTGGTGCTTCCGGTCAAGTTCAAGTTTCAATGTCACCAATGACACTTTACGAAGTACCCATTCTTGATGGTTCTGGCGCAGCTGGTGTATTGACGACTGCTGCTGTCAATGCCAACGCTGAAATGGATCTCACTAACGACTCTACTAATCCTGATGGACTCACTATTGCTGGTGCTGCATTAAGCAATACACCGGCTCCTGATACTACGCTAGCGCGACCATTTAGAATCGTCGGTTTAACTGATCCTGATCCAGCAACGCCAACTAACTTCAGAAAAGCATTGGTTCGCATTAATGCCTCAACAATCGCCCCTGGCGCATTAGGAGTGTAATCATGGCCGGTACAATCGCACGCGGTAACGCCCCGCGACTCTTACAAGAAGGCGTCAAAAAGGTTTTCGGTCAAGCTTATGATGAGCATGCTATCGAATGGAATAAATTTTTCGATGAAGATTCAAGCCGAAAAGCATTTGAAATAGATGTAATGTTCGAAGGGTTTGCACTCGCAATCGAGAAATCCGAGGGGAGCGATGTAGCATTCGACACGCAACGTCAAGGTTTCACTCCAACTTATCCACACATAACTTATGCGAAAGGCTTCACGGTTACAAAAGAAGCGCTTCAAGATGAACTTTATAATCAGTTCTCTAAACGCGCTCGCGCTCTCGCATTTTCTATGACCCAAACCAAAGAAGTTATCGGCGCTAACGTGCTTAATAATGGCTTCAATGGTGCTTTTGTGATGGGTGGTGGTGACGGTGTTTCACTCTTTAACACAGCACATATCAACGGCCCTACTGACGGTGGAACATTTAGCAATACGCTGGCGGTTCCAGCTGATTTATCAGAAGCATCCTTAGAAGATTTGTTAATACAAATCGGTCAAGCGACTGACCCACGCGGTTTATTAATTGCATTACAAGGCACTCGTTTAATCGTTTCGGTACAGGAAATGTTCGAGGCTCAAAGAATCCTTGGTTCAGTTCTTCAGAACGATACGGCCAACAATGCAACTAACGCTTTGCGTGACATGCGCGCTCTAACTGATGGTTTTGTTGTTAATCATTTTTTGACGGATTCAGATGCTTGGTTTATTAAATCCAATTCTCCTGAAGGCTTAAAATATTACACAAGACAAGCGGTTGAGTTTGGAGAAGATATGGCTTTTACCAATTCTAACACTCGTTTTAAAGCTGATGAACGATATAGTTTTGGTTGGACAGATCCTCGCGGAATGTATGCGTCGCAGGGAGCGGCTTAATAGCAGAATTAAGGGTGGCAGAGTTGATAATCCTCGCCATTAAAAGATTATTTCAACGCCCTTTATTTTTTTAGAGGATTAAGCATGGCCATTGTTAATGGAACTCCTGGTTTCACTCAACTAACAAAACTTAATGTCACTGAAATACTATTAGAAGACGGCAACCCAGTTTCAACAATACCTTCTACCCTTCTTGATGGTGAGATGGTTAAGTTTGATGCGACTCTGGATATGTGGGCTTTTGCTGGAATTACAGTCGATCCAATTACTGGTGTAGTTACCTTTAATAATTCAATCGTTGTGCCTAGTGGTTCAGTCACTGTCGGTGAAGTTTTAGAGCTTTCTGAAGGTGTCGCAGATTTAGTCGTTGTTGATTTATTAAAAAATGAAATGGCTTTTTCTGTCAATTCGAGATTTGATGACTCAACCGGCGCGGACACACCTAGTTATCTTAATTTCGGCGCAACATTCACTTTAAATCTACAAACTGATGATAGTACAGTCATCACTACTAATCCTTTAATTGTTCAACTTACAGGTACAGTAACCGCGCCTGATGTTCGATTAATCGATGAGGTAACCGTTCGCGCAAATGGTGCAATAATTAATTTTAGGGCGAAGCTTACCGATAATGCAACTGGTCTTGTTGTTCGATATATCCCCAGTAAAGTTGCTTTTGAAGGTGACGAACCAGGGATTAATTTAATTGCTGGTGATAACACTTTTTTCCTTGCGAGTAATGCGCTTAGCACCCCTGGAAACTTTCATTTAGGTTTTACTCCATTTTTAATCGAAGACGGCCAAGTTATAGATTTTGAAATTATTGGTGACACAATTGATTTACTTGGAAATGCTGGGGGATTTCCTTTTATTGTCGCGCAGGCTCATGACGGCCCACCGGTTGATTTGGCTGGTATCAGTGGGACGCTTGTTGATGACGCTGTATTGATTGGTTCTGGCGGTAATATCGCTTCAGCTTTAACGCTCACCTATGAAACATCCGGTAATGTCAGGCAGCTAAATTTTAATCATGATTTTACTAATATAGGACTTGAAGAAATTCTATGGTTTGATGATGCATTTTCATTACACGCTAGGATTAGTCTCAACTATGCAACAGATGAGTTTGTCATTATAGGCTCTGATGACTTAAGGCTAGAATCCACTGGCGGAAATTTAGAACTCGAAGCATTAACCGGCAGTGTGTCTATCGATGCCCCATTTGGCACACAAACTATTACTTTGGATGCTGCGGGGCAGATTAATGTACTACCTGGAACATTTGTAGCTGTAACCACTGTCACTAGCGAAAGCCAATTAATTTTAAGGATGGATAGAAACGGCGCTCAACCTGGCGATATTGATTTTTACGCGCAAAATAGAAGCCCTTTAACACTACCTGTCACTGCGGAACCAGGCGCTCTCGATATCGAAAATACGGGAGTGACTTCTAAACTCTGGATTAATAAAGGTGCGAGTGGTTCCACAGACGATTGGTTCCCGTTTGTCACTGGACCGGACAATGGAAGTGTTGATAACCGGTTAATGATTTGGGATGGCACAACAGGTTCGCAAGCTCAAGATTCTTCGATAATTACTTATACTACTAGTGGCAATAACAGACGACTTGATTTTAATCATGACGTTGCTTTCACTGGCACAGTTTCACAAAGATGGTTTACTAGTGCAGCCGCGCAAGTCGCACAAATTGATTACGAATATTTATCCGGTGAATTTACTATTGATGCGGTCGTTGGCGATTTACGTTTAGATGGCGCTAGCGCAGTAGTAATAACCCAAAGCGGCAGTACGACCGGTTTTGTCAATATCAATAGTGTTGGCGATGAACTTGTCCCCTTAATGACGTGGGATCGCTCAGGCACACGGTCAGGCAATATCCAAGTCAGAATTAGTGATAGAACACCAATAGGAAATGCACTCGGTGCGTCCGGTGATGTTTCCATTGAGGATAGCGGCTCGCAATCTGATTGGTGGATGCATCGCGGCGCATCTTCTAACACTTCAGATTGGTTCCCATTTGTAACCGGTCCAAATGCAGCGATTACGGCTAATACAATTCCTTATTTTCCAACAACGGAGGGCAGCACTTTAGCCGGTGATTCTATTCTCACTTATACCACTAGCGGCAGTGATAGATTTTTAGATTTTAATCATGATGCTCCAGGTGGAACCGACCATATTAGATGGTTTACAGATTCACCTCAATTGGCCGCTCAAATCAATTGGGATTATACGAACGATGAGTTTAACATTCGCGCGGAAGTAGGCGCGTTACAGCTGTTCGGTCAAGGCGGAATGTTGTTTACTCAAACACAGTCATTTGGAAGTTTTCAATTCGATAGTAGCGGAAGTGAAGCCTCTCATTTGCTTGTTCTTAACAGAACAGGTACACAAGCCGCAGAATCAAATATTACTGTTAGCGATAGAACGCCGATAGGTAATATATCAGGATTTCCTGGGAGTTATCATTTTCAAGTCAGTGGCACCACTTCCGATCTTTATATACACCTTGGATCAAGCCAAAATAATTCAGATTGGGTAGGTATACTTGCGAGTATTGCCGCACAAGATACATTGGCAGAAGTATTATCAAATGGTAATACAACCGGTGGAACTGATATCTCGATCACTAGTGGTGATGCGATTACTTCATCTAGTACCACTGAAATCATCGACCTTACTTCTGCGGCCACTACAGACAGCGCTATATTTGTTCAGTCTGATAGTTTAACGACTGGTCAGATAGCTAATTTTGCCAGTAACTCAGCCGATGTAAGTTCTAGAAATCTAGTCACGATATCTAATCAAAACGTTGCATCAGTTAGTGCTATGTGTCTGTTTATAGACCAAGACGCGGACGCACCGGCTTTGATGATAGAAGCCGAATGCACGACTGACCACGCTTTTGAAATTGACGCTGACGCTTTAACCATAGGAACAATAGCGCGCTTTACTAGTGACTCGGCTAATACTGGCACAAGAACGCTCGTTGAAATCGTTAATGATAATGTACTAGCTACGGGCGCAACTTGCTTAACAGTAAGGCAAGACAGTACGGGACTCGCTGGGGACTTTGAAGGCGATGTTCGAATCAACGGTAAACTAACGGTAACGGGTGCAATTGATCCGACGCATCTTGTACTAGACGAACAGTCAACAAGTCCTACTTCACCAACTGCGGGGGTTGGCAATCTTTGGGTGCGTGATGATGTTCCTAATACGCTTATGTATGAGGATGATCAAGGTAACGAACTTGAAGTTGCAGGCATGACTGCAAATCCGACGCATACTTTTTTTACTATTGATTCGCCAGCGACTACAGAAATTGCGTTGACAGTTATCGCAGACACCTTAACAACAGGAACGGCTGCAAACATTTCGAGTGACAGCGCTGATACAAGTACTAGAAATTTAGTTAACATCGTAAATGATAATGTCTTAGCGACTGGGACGACTGTTTTTACTGTTAGAAATGATTCGACAGGTCTCGCGGCCGATTTCACTGGGAATGTTGATTTTACCGGAAATGTAGATATTGTATCGAGTACAACAGACGGGAATGCTTTACATGTAACCGCTAATTCTCTTTCTCAGGGTTCGGGGTTGAGAGTAGAATCTAGCAGCAACGACGGTTTTTCTAGAAATATAGTTGAATTCGCACAAACTGCGGCATCATTTAGCGGCGTAGTTTTAGATATCAATCAAGGCGGCTCCGATAAAGCTCTTAATATTGTAACTTCGTCAACTGATATTCAGGCAATCGATATTCGCGCCGATAGTTTAACTACTGGCGAAGTTCTTAACGCTCAAAGTAATTCATCATCTACAGCAACACGTTATTTATTCGTAGCATGGAACTCTAACCCACTAGCTACCGGTGCCCGTTGTCTGCGATTGATACAAGACAGTACACACACTGCTTTAGCTATCGAAGCCGATACAGAAGCGCAACCGGTTATCGATATAGATGCTGACAGTTTGACAACCGGAAGTATTATTAATGCTGTTTCAAATTCCGCTGATACTAGTACCAGAAATCTAGTCAATATAGTCAATGATAATGTTTTAGCCACGGGTACAACTTGCCTTGATATTCAGCAGGACAGTGACGGCCCAGCGTTAAATATTGATACCGCATCAGCAAGTAACGCCGTAAACATTACGATGGATTCCCTTTCTACTTCTGGCGAACCTGGCGTGTTAATCACTAGCAATAGCGCTAACGATAACATAAGACAACTGGTAGAAATAATTAATGATAACCCTGCTGCAAATTCAACAACATGCGTAACTATAAGACAGGATGCGCCTAATACCGCTCTTGATGTGAGAACGCTTGCTTCAGCTCAAGCAACTAGTTTTGATAGTGCTGGTACTAGTAGCGGTTGTTCAAGGTTTAGGGCCGATTCTTTGACTACTGGTTTTATTGCACAGTTTCAGAGTGGTTCTTCCGATTTTGCACCACGTAGTTTAGTTAATATACTTAACGATGATCCTGCGGCCACTGGAGCAGTTCTTTTAACCTTGAATCAAGACAGTACCGGACCATTAATAAGGTTAGATAGGTCAGGTGCGACACCGGAAATTTATGCCGATGATGCGACGGCCATAGGCAATATTACGGGTGACCCTGGAGACGTTAACTTTTTAGAAGACGGCGTTGATTCAAATATTCAAGTTCATATCGGTTCAAGTTCTAATAACACAGATTGGGCGGGTTGTGTTGGCGGACCTTCTGTAATTGGCTTTGGTGCTAATGTTGTAGGAGTTACCACGACCACGCGCTACTTGTTTCCATGGGTAGAGGATCTTGTTGCTCCAGCTACTGCAACGGGGACACCAATAACTAGAGACGGTTTTTTAAAGAATATGTTTCTACTGCATAACACTGTTGGTGTCAGTGCCAATCTGATTGTTTATACACTTAGGATTAATAGTGTTGCAACCGCTTTAACTATAAGCGTAGCGGCAACTGCTACTAGCGGCAATGATACGACAAACGTTGTGGCTGTATCAGCTGGAGATGTAATTGATATCGAAGTCACGAAGGCTGTAGCCATAACTACATCTCCCGTCGATGTAATTTTAAATGTGGAACTTGTTTAGAGGATTAAATGAATGCCAATTTATGCATATGAATCAACTGACAATACGCCCCAGGTTATAGCCAGTATTGACAAGCAGCTTCCGGGAACTATTACTTCGTATAGTGTCGGTAATCCTCAGACAGTGACGATTGATACCGATGCGTCTAATAAAGATGACTTAGACAATATAATGTCGTTCAGAGGTTTCTCTGCTTTGGCGTCCGAGGCTTCTGTAGTACTTGCACCCAGACGAGACTGGGGGATATTTACAACCGCGAATGAACCTACCGTAAATCTTTCTGAAGGTGATACGGGTTTTGATACGACATTAGGCATTTTTGTTTTTTATACGGGCGCTGTTTGGAGGCCCGTAGTTTCTCCCGCTGTAATGAGCTTCGGCGCTAACGGTATTGCGATTACCACAGTAACACGTTATCTATTTCCATGGTTTTATGATATTGCCGCACAAATTACCACACCAATTGGTATGCGGGTTCCGAGAGATGGATTTTTACGAAATATGTACCTTATCCACAATGTCGTCGGTGTTAGTGCCAACCTTATTGTTTATACGCTTAGGATTAACCAAGTTGCTACTGCCTTAACTATAAGCGCCGCAGCTACGGCTACCGGTGGGGAAGATACAACGAATGTCGTCGCTGTTTCGGCTGGTGACACAATTGATATCGAAGTCACAAAAGCGCTTGCTATTACGACTTCACCTATGGATGTAGTGGTAACTTTTGAACTTGTTTAGAGGACAGAAAAATGGCAATTAACGTCGAGCAAACCCACACAACGACTGGATTTAAACCTGGTATTCCATTGAGTCGACATAACGATCCTCAGTACTCTATTGGTATTGATATCGGTGGTGGTGGAACAGTGACAGTCCAGGGAACGATTAGTCAAATTAATCGCGCTGGCGTCACGCCTATTTGGTTTGACATAACCGCATTAACAGGCGTTACAATTGATACTTTTGACAAAATAACTAACACACCACTGGAGGCTGTCCGATTAGAGATAACTGCGGTGACTGACACTATTATTTTTCAGGTAATGCAGAACACGTAATGGCTATTGGTGCAGAAAATATCGATTCAGAAAATGTCGATTCGGAGTCAATTGATTCTGAAGAGGTCGGCAATACCGGAATGGCTTTAACAGAAAGAGCGTTCACTATATTAAATGACGCAAATTCAACACAAGTTTTTGCTGAGGGTACATGGAATTTAATTGATAATTTTCCAGGCACTAACAACCTTTTTAATCCTTCCAATGTTGATACTGGATGGGATATCGCTAATACAACCTATGGAGAAAATGGGCTTTCGTTGGCGGCGTTGCCTTTTTACGATGCCGGTGTTTATGCGATAGCGAGATGTGTTCTTAGCGCGGCGGCTTCATTCACTTTAACAATTACCGGTCTAAATAATTCGTCTTTATATTCATTTATATTTTCTGGTGCGACTTCCTCTGGTGCTGGTGCTGGAACAAGAGTCATGACGATAACAAGTAGTGTCAGTGCGATGACTGCAACAATTTTAACCGATAGTTTAGACCCTACAAACGATCATATTGATTCGATAGACCTGCAATTACCAAGTGCTGGAACGATTGTTTTAACTTTAACTAATACAGGCGTTAATCAAGTTCAATGTTCAACTTTTGAAATTCAAGAATTTACTTAAGGAGAAAAAAAATGAGCAGAATTAGACAAATGGAAGAACAAAAAAGGGGCAGACAAATACCATTAGGTGGGACTAGTAATGAAAAATCGTCTGTCGTCACCACTGGCACTTTTAAAGGAAATCCAGGTCATGCCCAAAAAAGGTAAGTCTCCAAAGAAACGAAAAGGGCGTGGCACAGTGTCCCAGAAATTGGGCGCTATAAAAGGTGCGAAGAAACGTCGTGCGAAGAGTAAAAGAAAGAAAAAATAGCGGTGATGTAATTGCGGGAAAACCTGCTAATTTCACTCGGCGCAAAACAAAAGCTATCCCTGGCGACTGGTTAATTCAGTGTGACGTCACGGGACAAGTTTGCCGTCGTTCTGAAGCAAGTTTAACCTGGAGAGGCTTACTTGTATCCAATCAAAACTGGGATGTTAAACACCCACAATTAACAATTCGAGTGCCACCTGAAGACATTTCAATCTCAGACGCAAGACCATTTAAAGGCGTGGATGGCGGCGGACTCTCAGTTGCAGATTATCAGGAAAATCCTAGTGGTGGATGGCCTGATGGTGGTCTAACCACAGCTCAGTCAGTCAACCTATCAGATCAAACTATTTTATTTACAGACGATTTTCCCGCTTATCAATTAGATAGTTCCGGTCGTGCGACTGCTGGTGACGCTGGAATTATCGATAGACAGTGGTGGACATTATCACCGCTTCCACAGGCTACTGTAGGCAAATTTCATCAAGTTCAAGCGACTTTTGTTTCTAATACTGGTGTTGAAATATCCGGTCCTTTTGGTTCGTTTGTTAATTTAGATGTTACCAGGATATGGAATATTGTTGGCGGTGATGGCATTGCTGTTGTTCAAATTCAAATAAGACAAATATTTGGTCGTAAGGTCGTACAAGATGTTGCCAATATAACATTTGATTCGTCAATCGTATCAACTATCGGTTGGGATCCAGATTTAGAGTTTCAAACCTCTGGCGCAACAGGTGTTCTGACTTATTCCGATGATAATAAAATAGGCACTCTCACAATATTAAACAGTGGCGAAGGTGGAGAACTCTCGATAACTTCCGCAATTATACAAAGCTCTGGTCAACGATATGTAGAATTTAAAATTTTAAATGCTGGCGGCCTTACATCACTCGAAGGACCAAGATTTAGTGTGATAGAAGCTGGCCTTATGCCTTCGAGACAGATTGTTGGTGCTGGTGGTGGTGGATTTGTAAATGGTACTCAAGCATTTTTTAACAATAAAAGAGGCAATGTGCCTGTTTTTAATGTTGCCTTTGAAAATGGGACTGAAAGTAGTTTTGAACCATCTTCAAGTACTTTAATTAACAACGCTGGTGATGTAGTGGCATTTGCAATCGATTTTGATTCTTTAATTACTACGCTATTTATCAATAACGTTGAGATAGGCGCTCTAGGTGGTGGGTTTACAGGTGATGCATACGGACCATTGCAGCCTAATTTCTTTGGAACAACAGTGAGCCGAAATTGGCAAATCAGAATACAAGAAACAGCAGCAGATCAAGATTTTACAGCTCCTATCGGGTTTACCCCATGGGCAGATTAATAACAGGGGAAATATATGCCAATTATAGATGGTAGTAACGTAACACAGTACACCAACCTTAACGTTGAGGGACTTCTTTTCGTGAACGGTGATTTTGTCAATATTCAAAGAAGCGGAAATTTTACTACCAGTAACGTTACTAACTTTAACAATAGCCTTCACGTAACGGGCCGGTTATTTGTTGACGGTGTAGAGGCTGTAATCCCTTCTAATTCAGGCGGCATTGATGCTTACGCTGATGCTGGCGGCGGTCTTGTGACTGTAACCACTGACGCGAATAGTTTTCTAGCGGATGGTCTTGAAGTCACCATTTCCACATCAACCAATTATAACGGTACTTTTACGATATTAAATGCGACCGACGCTACATTTGATATTGAAATCGCATTTAACGGTGATGATATGGTCGGCATTTGGACTGTTGTGCCTGCTACCCCAAGTAATTTTAAGGGAACAAGATTAACTAATGTAAATATTATCGGTGAATATGGATTGAATGACGAAAGGTACGTAACTTAAAAGGTTAAATCATGGCTACTAGCGGTGTAAATGTATTAACTAGGAGTGCAAGTGATATTGTCACTAGCGCATTGAGGCGCGCGCGAATAATTCCCGTGCGGCAACCGGTATCGTCAATTGATTTACAAACCGGTATTGATGCGCTTAATAATATGGTTGCGGAACTTCGCGCGCAAGGTTGGCATCTTTGGAAATCAGACGAATATGTTTTATTTTTAGACCAAGCAAAAACAGATTATAAAATTGGTCCCACTGGAGATAGAGCAGTATTTTTTGATGATTTAATTCAGGACGCTTTGACGGTAGCAACTATCGCAGATGATACGCAATTGACCATTTCTGATACGTCAAAATTTACTGGCTCTGATGATATTTTAGATTTTAATCCAACAACTGCAACGACTGGTTGGACGGACGTCGATGCTGTTTCGACTTCAAATGGAACAACTTTAAATATCCTTAATAGTTCACCAAATGGTTATTCCGAATTTCAAGCGATTGATACCACACTTGATGTCGATTATTTTTTCGAGGTAGATATCACTCAGAACGTAGGCGCTGTCACGCTTGAAATTTATAACGACGATTCCGGTCCAACTTTAATTACTTCTCAAGTTGTTACAGTCAACGGAACTCAAACGGTATTTTTCACGGCTATTGGCACAGGGACTATTTTAAGAATTGTAAACAATAACGGCGGCGGCAATACAACCGTCGGAAATTTCAGATTAAGAGAAACTGATACAGGCGAAACGATTGGTTTTAGAGTCGATGCAAGTCTTCGAGAATGGAATATTGTTACAAGAGTTTTAAGCGATACTGAAGTTCAACTTAAAAATTTAGTCGTTAATGTTGCTGAGATCGGTCAAGTCGTTTTCGCTTTTAAAGTTTTACCACCAAGACCCCTAAAATTAAGAAATTATCGCAGCAAAAACGCCAGTTTTGACGATGAGATACCAGTGAATACCTGGGCGCGTTCTGAATATATGAAACAAACCCTTAAGACTTCCCAAGGTCTTCCAACACAAGCTTATTACGATCCTGAATTAGACAACGGACGATTATATATTTGGCAAACTGCAAGCGACGTTAATCAAATGCTTTTATTCACTGGTGATACACCTTTAGAAATATTTATTGAGAATGCCAATAACCCGGATTTTCCTGCTGAATGGTTTAACTTTCTTTCCTGGGGTTTAGCGGCTGAAATAGGACCGGAATATGGTATTCCCACACCGAGACAACAAACTCTTGAACAAAGAGCATTAGTCTCAAGAGAAATTGCTTCCGAGTGGGATGAAGAACAAGGCAGTTTATTAATTGGACCGGATGATAATGGCCGATAGCTTAGAAAAAAATATGGTTTCTAACATTCCAAAATCTGTTTTGGCAGTGGGTGGTAGTTTGCTATGCCTATCGCTTTCAATGAATTTGGTTGGCGTCTATTTAGGACCGGCCATCAATGACTGGATGAAGTATAAAATTGAAGCCGCAAAAATGAATGCAGCCTGTATCAAAGAAGCTGAATTTGAAATTGAAAGTTTTGAAAAAAGAGTTATTTTAATTCAAAAACGAATCCAACTTTTGGAAAAGTTATCGCATAGGAAAACAGAATAATGCCTAAGATACCGGTTTCAATTGCCAATGGATTTTATGAATCACGTTCACTGCCATTCAGTGCGCAGCGTTGTGTTAACTGGTATCCAAATTATGCAGAAAATGACGCACTATCTGAAGCCGCAGTATTCGGCACCCCTGGTATTGAGTTGCTTGCTAGTGCCGATAGTGACGTTGATTTTAGTCGCGGCGCTGATGTGGTCGCTGGTATCCCTTATTTTGTCAACGGTACAACGCTTTATAGACTCGATAGGTCTTTCAATGCTGCGAACGATGAAGTATTTGATGCCGTTTCAATTGATACCGTTCCTGGATCTGGTTTTGTTTCTATGGATGATAACGGTACTGAACTTTGTATCGTAGTTCCTGGTGTAAGTGGATTTATTTATAACGTAGAAACCGATGTATTTACACAAATTACCGATCCTGGTTTTATTGCTAACGGAAAGAGTGAAAGGGTCGTTTTTATCGATGGTTTTTTTGTTCACATTGCTGGTAAAAATATTTTTCATTCACTACTTAATCAGGGATTGGAATATAACTCGCTCGATGTCGGTCAGGCACAAGCCGATCCAGATAACATCGTTTCATCGCTTGTTTATAAAAATCAATTAATGATATTAGGAAGTGAAACCATCGAGGTTTTTGCGAATGTTGGCAAGTTTCCTTTCTCCTTTCAGAGGATACCTGGTTACTTCGTTCCTATCGGATGTTTCGCAGCTTTTACGGTCGTTGAATTTAACCGAGCGCTAGCATTTTTAGGGGGAGCGACACGCGAAAAAGCGGGCGTCTTTTGGGGAGCAGCGCAAAATTTTCAGAGAATATCCACCACGCCAATTGAGCAGAAAATTCAAGCGGCTACGGATGAAGATATTTCGAATGCGTTCACCTGGACCTATTCAGAAGATGGAGCCGTATTTTTAGGGTTGGTCGTCGGTGATGACTGTTTTGTCTACGATGCCAATGCTTCAAAACTGGCGAATAAACATATTTGGCACGAACGCAGGACGACACGAATCGAGTTAGCGAATAAACAAGTGAGATGGCGCGTGAATGCCATGGTTCAAGCCTACGGTCGTATTCTGATTGGTGATGTTTTTAGTGGTGGTTTTGGATCAATCTCACTCAATGTTTTTGAAGAGTTTGGAAATTTTATTCAGCGTAGATTATCGACAACGCCTTTAACCAATCAAGGCGAAGATTTATTTATTGATGAAGTTGAATTGACAATGGAATCAGGGGTAACGACTGACGATGATAACGTCATTAAATTACGGTGGAGCGATGACAACAAAGTATTTAACGATCCACTTCCAGCCGATATTGGCGTGGATGGCGATTTTACTTTAAGGCAATACTGGAGACGGTTAGGTCATTCTCCACGTTTTAGAACATTTGAATTTATTTATTCAGGCCGTGATAAATCTGTTTTATTAAAAATGGAGGTGAATCTTGACTCTTCAAGCTAGTGATGAACCGCGAGTCGTGCCACCAGATAGATTAGATCCAATAACCGACGATGAAGGCACCACTCAGCGCTTCTACGCGTGGATTCAAGATATTAGCTCTAGAGTTATCCTAGAAGGAAACGGAAGCCCTGAAGGAAGCTTAGAGGCTAACCAGGGGCGCTTATATATCGACAAAGAAGGAATTCAAGGCGAGAGGATTTATTTTAAAACAACGAACGGCGGTCAAACGGGATGGGAATTCGCATAGAGCAAATATGGGATGAAGAATTGATTTATTCCGTGTTAAAGAATCCTGAAATTTGGAAAACAATTTCTAATGACGGTCAACTGAGTGATAAATTTTTTGTTGATGTTGAAAATGATGATTTCTACTATTTAGCGGTAGCTCTCAATGAGGTTTGTATTGGTATTTATATTTTGCATCCGTTCAATGATTGCACATTAGAAATTCACGCGAATATCATTCCGTATTATCGTAGAGAACATGCAACCGAATCAGGTGAAAAAATTTTAGAGTGGTTTAGAAAAGAAGCACCGGAACAATATCAAAAATTAGTTGCAAGAATACCTGAAATTTATCCTGAAGTTTATCACTTCACTTTAAATCGTGGTTTTAATGATGAAGGTCGTTTAATAAATGGGTGTAGAAAAGGTGGGAGCTTATGTGATTTACACATCCTTGGTTTGGAGCGCAAAACGCTCAAGGAGTAAATACAATGGCTATCGGAGGGATAATTTCTCTTGTTGGTTCAGCTGCTTCCGCAGAATCCCAGCGATCCGCTGCAAGTCGCGCGCGTCGTAGACAAGTTTCGTCATTAGAACAAGCACAACAATTCATACGTGAAGGCACAACCGGCGCGCGCGGTGAACTAGAAACTGGATTTGGCGGTGCTGAAGACGCTTTAGCCCAAGCTTTACAGTCACAGTTAGGCGTTCAAGGCCAAGGACTTGAAGACATCCTTGCATCGCTTCGAGGCGGTTTTGGTGAAGGTATTGAAACGCTTAGAGGTGGTGAGACAAGAGGAATAGAGGCTTTACAGCAAGGTTTCGCCGGTGCACAGCAACAACTCGATCCTTTTGCGCAAGGCGGTGTGCGCGCTTTTGAGCAACAACAAGCCTTATCCGGTGCGTTAGGTCCAGAAGCACAACAAGCGGCCTTTGACGCGTTCACAGCAAGCCCTGGTCAACAATTTCTTCAACAACAAGGCGAACAATCAATCGCGCGTCAATCTGCTGTTACGGGTGGCTTAGGCGGCGGCGCATTGCAAGCTGATTTATCGCGTTTTAATCAAGGTTTGGCACAGCAAGACTTTCAAAATCAATTCAATAGACTGGGCGGTATATCCGCGCAGGGACAACAAGCGGCGGGACAACTGGCGCAAGGTTCACTCGGAACAGGCACCAATATTGCTGATTTAATTCGCGGCACCTCTGGCGGGGTTGCGGGTCTTCAGACTGGTTTAGCTCAACAGCTTGCCAATGCATTTGGCACTTCAACACAAGCGATTTCAAATATATTTGGCGGTCAAGGTCAACAGTTAGCCGGTTTAAGGTCGGCACTTGGAGAAAACCTAGCCAATATTTTATTAGGCCAAGGCACTAATCTTGCGAATTTACAACAAGGTATCGGTCAGGCCGAATCAAACGAAGCATTGCGAAGAGGCAACGCGCTCGGCGGTTTCTTCGGTGATTTTGGTAGTTTCGCTGGTCAAGGTGGCTTCAATCAATCTAGTCAATTCGGGCGACTTAGTTAGGAGAGCATAATGGGTTTCGGTGGACAACAACAAATAGGCAACCGGTCTGGTAATTTTGGCGGTGGTGGTAATTTTGGCGGTGGTGGTAATTTTGGCGGTGGTGGTAATTTTGGCGGTGGTGGTACGAATCTCGGTGATTTGTTTAGGGGAAATATTGGTGCGCCTCAACCAATTGGAACCACACAACAGCCAACACAACTTTTCGCCTTGATTCAACAGTTGCTCGGTAACCAGGGGGGCGGCGGTGGACCTCAATCGCAACCACCCCAACTTGGCGGCCTTGGTGGACTTGGTGGGCCAAGTATCGGACCTCAAAGACCTGGGGGATTAAGTTCTAATGCTGGTCCTGGTGCGGATTTTGGTGGACCTCAATCACTACCCCCGCAGTTTGGTGGTGGAACAAATCTAACTCAATTAAATAATCCATTTCAGGGGTTAATTAATCAGCGCTTTGCAAGGTAGAGAAAATGGCCGTTCAAACTCCTTTAGTACAGCTTTTAAATCAGGGTAATGTTCAGCAAACACCGGCTAATGTTGGTGCGAGTTTTCGTGCGGGAACGAAATTACAAGAGCTACAGAAAACAGCTGAATCACAAAGAGATATAGCAGAAAGACAGCAAAGCCAAAAAGAGCTGTTTCAAAAAGCGGTCAATATTAATGGTACGTCACAATCAGTGATTGATATCGCCAATAAAGCAATCAGTGAGGGGCGCGATCCTACTGCTGATTTAACTTCTTTTTTAACCACAAAATCCGAGGCTTTGCCTGGGTTAGGTTTTGGTAATGAAGACACGCTAGAAGGTTTAAAAGTATTAAGAGAACAAGGCGTCGACGGACTTCTAAAACTAGCGAGAGACACGCAAGAAACAGTCAAACCATTTATCAAAGGTTTAAAGCCGAATGATTTAAATCGTAGAGAAACGGAAGCTGTAAAAAACTTCAAATTTCTAAAACAATTACAAGCGTCCGGTGATACTGAAGGCGCGCGAGTATTTAGGCAGACATTACCTGGAGCGCCTAAAGGATTATCAAGTAAAGGTGAAAGCGAATTATTCAAATCACAAAATCGAGTGGGCGAAATTTCAAGTGATATCACTGAAAATAGATCCTTAATTAATGACCTTAAAAGCTTGGATATTTCTGGCGGCGTCGCATCAACTGTGGGTGAATTTTTAAAGCGGCAATTCGGCACTCAAGATCAAATTACGGCTGCAAGAATAAAATTTAATAAATTAAGCACCGGCATCGCTGTGAGTAATCTTCCCCCTGGAACCGCTTCTGACGCCGACGTTAAATTGGCACTTAGTGGAGTTCCACCAGCCAATGCACCGGCATCGCAAATGGTTCTTTTTCTACAAGGTGCAAATAGATTGCTTGCATTCGAAAGCACATTTAACGAATTTAAAGCTGAATATATCGGACAAAATGGCAACTCAATCGGAATGTTAAACGCCTACAGAGCCTTTATTAATAATCCAGCAAATAGAGACTTAACTCAAAGCGCGCTCGCTGTACCGGCATCAGCACAACAACCAGCGCAACAACAAGAACCACAAGCGCCTGTCGATACTAGCGATCTGGAAGCTCAAATAAAAGCGATTGAAGAAGAATTAGCGAGGGAGCAATAATGGCAACCCGCGAAGAACAATTAGCGAGATTAGAAAAGCTCAAACGATTGCGTGACTTAAGAGCGCAACTGGCAGCAACACAAGCACCAGTTACTCAGCCAACAACCGCGCAACCAGAACCAAAAAGAAATGCTGGTCAACGTCTTGAGGATATTTTTGGATCATTCCCTGTAGACGTTGCCAAAGGCATCAAAGGAGCTACCGAAGCAGCTTTTTCAATCGGTCAATCTGCAATTGCTGAACCTGTAGCCGGTTTACTCGGTCTCCAAGATGTCCTTACGGGTGAAGGTAGCATAAAGAGCGCTGAAACAGTGGAAGAATTTAGAAAACGAGCCGAGTTTATCCCTAGTGAAGAGGGACAACAAATGTTGCAGAATTTAGGGCAAGGTTTGGAGTTACTTTCTCAACTTCCAGGGATGGATAAAATCATAGAAGGCGCAAAAAATACAAAAGATTTCATTACAAAGGTAGGTGAAATTACAGGCGAATCTTTAGCGGGTGAAGAGGGCCGAATGGTTGGTGGTGCAATCTTTCAAGGATTGCCACAGGTTGCATTGGAACTTGCAAACGTCAGAGGTTTAAGGATGATTGATGATACAGCCGTACAAGCCGTCAAACGATTACCTGACCGCGCTAATAGGGTCAAAGCTGTTAACCAGGTAAACGGTAACGTTGAACGAGTATTGGAACTGGCAGCACCGACCGCAGACGAACTGACAACGGCCGCGCAAGCAATCTATCGGCAAATCGATGATATCGGAATTTCAGTGAAGCCTGAAGCAGTATCCAGTTTTTCAAGTAAGGCTACCGAAGTTTTAAGAAAAGCGGGATTTGATGCGCCGTCACATCCTTTGGTTGCTCGCGCTCTAACCAGGATTGATGAAATTAGTGGTCCAATTAATACACAGGAGATTGGTATTCTCAGAACCATTGCACAAAATGCCACGAAAAGCGCCATACCCAATGAAGCGAGAATCGGCCGTATTTTGGTTGATCAATTTGATGATTTCTTGACGGGTATTAAGCCAGGTCAAACCATTGGGGGTGATGTCAAAGGGCTAGGTAATCTTTATAAAAATGCGGGTGAACTCTGGCGGCGTTCGATTAAAACTGAAACGATTGATGATCTGTTTGAAAATGCAAAACTTGGCGAAGGTAGCGCAGCTCAAGAACGTAATTTAATTAATGGATTTAAGGGATTAATCCGTGCGAACAAAAAGACTAAACAATTCAGTGGCCCAGAAATCGAGTCAATGAAGCGAGTAGTGAAACGCGGTAAACGCGGCAGTTTACTTAATCTTGTCGGAAAATTGGATATCTCCCCACAACAAAAATTAAGCTTCCTGACATCAATCGCGGTTACTGGTGGTCTTGGCGCTGGTGTTTTGGGAGGTGCGGGTGCGGCATTAGGCGTGACACTTCCAACGATTGGGATCGTTTCAAGAAAGTTGGCTGAGAGGTTAACGCGTAAAAGTTCTGAATTCGCGAGAGCAATTGTTGCAGCTGGCAGTGATGGTAATCAAATTGTTACCGAATATTTGGCTCGAACACCTAAAAAATTCCGTGATTCAGCAGAATTAACAGAACTTCTTATTAACCGTGGCGCGAATGTTGATGTACTTAAATCAAGGCTACCTTTTGTGCGTGAAGCCGTCGAAAACGCTAAGAATTTTACGCCTGAAGAATTAGCAATCTCGTTTGGGTTGCTAACCCCTAGCGAACTTCCACAAGGAGAACCGCAATAATGGCACGCTTTATAAATCCTTTCCCTCAATTTATCAGTCTTTCAGGTTCGCCAATTAACGGTGGATTTTTAAAGTTTTTTGATACTGGAACGAGCAACCCGAAAGTTGTTTTTGGTGATCCTGATTTGACACAAAGTATCGGGAGTGTCATTAGGCTTGACGGTTCAGGGAGAATCCCCGCAATATTTCTAAGTGGTGCTTATGCCGTCACGTTAACCGACGCTAATAGTAATGAAATTGACTCCGCTGATCCAATTGGCCTCGATACCGATATAACCAATTTTGATTTATGGGATATCACTAATACTTATAATATTCCTGATATTGTCAGAGGTTCAGACGATTTATATTATCAATCAATTGTTGATACCAACTTGGGGAATGACCCAACGAGCCAACCTTCAGCATTTTGGGAACAGTTCTTTTTCTTACCGACTTGGAACACCGCTCAAACTTATGCGTCTGGTCAACTTGCTATCGGTAGTGATGATAAAAGCTATCAATCTCAGGTTGGTTCTAATACTGGCAACGATCCAACTACCGACGACGGCACCAACTGGCAAATATTGCTTGAAAGTGGTTCTGTTATTGATGTCGCTGGTTTAACGATCAGCAAAACCGGCCCCGCTGCCGCATCCATAATTTTTCAAAGTGATGATTCTACTAGTTGGCTTTGGGATTTTGACGGTTCAGAAAATATGTCTCTAGATCGATTTATTGGCGGTGTTTTGCAAGATACAACTTTGTTTTTTGCCAATGCCAACGGTAATGCAACTTTTATGAGTCCTGTTGTGACGCTTAGTCAAGATGGTAATGCTACGGATCAAGACCTCGTTTTAACCAGCGACGCCGCAGAATCTAATATATTATTCTTCCAAGATGCCACGGTGAACCGGTGGACGTTCGGCCAAAACGCGGCGAACAATTTTTCTCTTATCACCCTGAACGCAAGCGGGTTAAATCCTCAAACAGTATTCAACGTGCAAGACGGTGTTAATGATATTCAATTCGGTGGGAATCTGAAATTTATACTCACTAATCAAGGTTTAGACGTTTCTAATCTCAACGGTGGAGCGCTCAAATTCAACTTCCCTGACCTTAGTTTAGAAACAGAAGATACCGCTTTTGACTTTTTTGACAACACGACGACAACTGGTGATAAACTGTTCAATATCTACCAAGGTGATGGAACGAGTACCGTAACTTTTCAAATTGATGCGGAGACTGGTTCTATTCATACCGCTCTTGATAGAGCTGGCGAAGCTGATGTTGGCGTTAAGCTGGGTAAAATAATTCTCTCACAAGATGCCCCCACTGGCGGTGAGGATGGCGATTTATGGTTAAGGTTTTAATATGACTCTACAAGAAATTCAATATTTACTTCAAACCCTTAATAATGCTGACATTAAAGGTCAAGTTTCAGTATTTCATGCGCAGTTAACGCATAAATTGGCTTTAATGGGTAAAGAACTGCAAGAAAAGGAACAACAAGAAAAGGAACCAAAGGACAATGCCGACTGAAATATATAAATTCGACGGTCAGACCTGGCTACCAATAGTCGAAATACAATATACGGATGACACCTTGACTGATAGAGATATCATTGAGGTGCACTACAACGATAATGGAACATTTCGCCAGGTTTTTGGCGCTGGTGTAGCGGCTGAAACTTTGGTTTGGGCAGCGTCGACACCAACAGGAACTTATACCGCTGGTATTACTGTACCTGGAAGAATTGCAACCATGGCTATAGGCATAGACACAGCCGGTGCATTTTCATTTTTATTTTTAGAAACAAATGAAAACGCTGGTGGCGCACCAGAATTTGGCACGTATCGCCCAGGACTTACGGGAATAGATGCTTCTAGTTATGAGGTAAGCGTCAACGCTTCTAGTGTTACTGGTACTGGTACTAGGTCGGGAGTTGGTTCTATGTCCGTAATCGATGGAACATTTCAAGCCTTAAATGGCACTGGAAATTTGATTATGACTGCTGGACCGTTTGGCGGCGGAAATATATCAGTGACTCTTGAAATTAGAGAAATAGCACTTCCATCAAATACAACTGGACCAGCAACATTTGTGATGAGAGCTAATGCTAATTAAAAGACCATCCATGGTCTGGAGGTTCCACAATCCAAGCTAGTCTAGTTATGACTTTGGGGAGTTATAACCAAATTAGCGACGAGAATTATACACATTTAAAAATCTCGGTAAAGAATAAAATAATCCCTTGAGGTTAATTTGGCTTCAATGGGATCACTTTTGCCGTCTCGATCACTTCATAAGTACGGCGTATTTTTCTACAAATACCCTCCCCCACTAACTCCAATAAAATCCTCGATAACTCTGGATGACGGCGCTTTGTTTCAGCCATTAAGACAGTAATTTTTAAAGTATTACCATAGAAACCAGACGCAATTTTTTGTTTAATTACACTCAATTCTTCACTGATATTGCAAGTTGCAATTGCTAGTGCAACTTCGGTATGTTTCACAGGTTTTGCAACTTGCAACTTTTGTGCAACTTCTGCAACTTGCAGTGGTGCAACTTTTTCTTGCAAACTTGCAACCCGCGTATTCTCTGGCTTGCAAGGTGCAATAACTTTTTCTTGCAATGTTGCATTGTCAAGTTGCAAGGTCGGTGCAATAACTGCAATTTTATGTTTCACGGTTATTGCAAGGATGCAAATTACGCCGCAAATATCAACCAACATTGCACCGAAAAGAAATAGCAATAACTGTGCAAGTTGCGCAGTAATACCCAACATTTCGCCAACAGTTTTGAAGATAGAATCTTCTCTAGATTCTTGCACACCCTTAAGGGTGTTTAACTTTTCAAGTGCTGCCGCTTTCTCTACTCGAAGCGCCTTCAAACGAGTACTGATTGAATAACCCCTAGTTTTATATTTACCTTTCAAATCGTTTGCTTGGGATTCAATAAGTGTGGCTGATTCACTATCTAGTTTGTGTATGATATTTTGCTGTTCATGATACACAAATGATGAAGTACTAATTATTTCTAAATTACTCGTTGCGCCTGATTCAAGAAAAACCACCGTAATGAACACCGAAAAAGCGAGCAAAACAACGGCTATCATATAAAGAAAAAACGACCATATTCTAGATACTGTCTTTTTTGCCAGCGCAAAGAATGCGAATTTACACACCTCAAGACCGGTGGCAAATACACCCGCCATGACCATTTTTTCTATATTAGGCTGTCTTGTCACCCAAAAGGCCACTGAAGCCACCAAAGAGAAAGAGCAAAGCAGAACGGCCCCAATCACAAGGCCGCTTTGTAATATCTTAGTCATGTTCCCACCTCGTTAATATTTCCCCCCAGGTAAGAAACTGAGGGATAAATAAAGTCTATTATGTTGTTTTTAGTGCCGCCTTTTTATTGTTGTAAACGTGTCGCAACGAATCAGCAAAGCGAGTGCCACCGAAAGGTAAAATATGATCCATTAATTTTTGTAACGAATTGAAGCTTCGACAACGATTAATTCTACCAATTAGGGCGCTGGCTGCCTGTTGATTTAATCCTGACGGTATGCCCTCAGCAACAATTTCAGCTTTGACAACATTTTCTTCCTCAATGACAACTTCAGCTTCTTTGATTTCTTCAACCTCTTCGATTTCTTCAGTCACTAACGTCGATTGAGGCAATATTTTTGTTTTAAGAGAATCGACGCGGCTTAGTGGCGCGCTTTGTGGTAGTTCTTGCGGTGCCTCGTTTATCTGTTTTATCACTGGCAATGAGAAGTCTTGCGCCTCTTCTGCGATAGACAAGCCCTTTAGCGCATCAGGAAACAAATCACGCAAACAAAACGCCCTAGCGCGCATTTTAAGCATTCGCTGAGGGTATTGCGTCCATGGACCTTTTTTAACCCATAATCCCGCAAGGATCGCGTCCTGTTTGTCAAAAGTCTCTATATTTACCTCGTCGTCATCCTTTCGCTTTGCGGTACAAGTCGCCGTCATGGTTTTTTCGTCAAAAGTCTCTCTAATATATTCACATTTTGGGTGATTTCTACAGATTGCGATAAAAGCATCCCCCCAAACCGACGGACGCCCATTAATCACAGAGATATTTTGCAATGATTGCATTGGTTTTAAGCCTATTTCTAGACCCATTTGGATCGCAATTAGGACATTTCCAGGCTTATTCTGATAATCTTTAGGCACCATATCGCTACCCGAAAGGACTTGAGCTGATCGCCAGTTAGTATCTAAATCGTTATCACCGGAAAAATTAAACAAGTCTCTGCTTTGTTGGTTAACTAGTTGCTGTTGCATTTTGCACCTCTCTTTTTAGTAATTGCCATTTCACCGAAAGCGAACGTTTAGGATCACTCTCTTTAATCGTATCATTGGCGGCATCAGGCCAGTTTTTACGTAATTTTTTCATGTCGACTGACTTTCTAGGCGTAGGCGTTGAAAATCCAGCCATGGCCTTTCCTTCATCGTTAATCAATAAGTCTTTATTTTCGCCAATGACTTTGCCGATCTCAATTTTGATTTCTTCTTGACGGTCTCCTATCGTTTTTCCCTGCTGTCTAAGCCTTTCATGCTCTAGGCAAAGTTCTTTCGTCGCGTCATCAGCGACTATTGATTGACCGTTATTAGTCGGATATTTAGAGATTAAATCTTCCATAGTGGTGATTTCTGGCTCAACTTCGAGTTGTACATTGTTATACCAAAAATCATAGGTTTTAAGGATGATTGCTTGCGCCAATTCTTCATCTAATTCAAATTTATAATGACGGAACTCTCTTGTATCAGTAAAAATAACGGCTAAATAGCCAGTACGAACACCGAAAACGATCATATAAAAATAAAGCTGGAATAAATGCATTTCTGGCACGTGATCGGTTCCTGTTTCGCCCCATTCATCTTTTTGAAACATATAGCTTGCCATTTTACATTCTAAAACCGCCTTTTGACCCACAACAAAACGATCAATATTTGCTAACATCCATTCGTATTGGCTATGTTGATAAATGGCGTGACGGTTATGAACTTTAAAACCTGTTTCTTGCGTAAACCACTGAGCAATAATGTCTTCCATATCACGCCCCAAACGCATATGGTTGTTATCTTCTGTTTCAGGAAGAAGCCCCAACTTATCCTGATAACATTGATATTCAGTTCGATACTTATTCATACCAAAAATAGCTGAAACGTCCGTACCGGTTACGCCTCCCCTTCTCCACTTAAGCCATACTTCTTTAAGCATATCCTTGGTATCAACTAGACGCTTCGGCGCTAGCTCAACAAAGGGAAAATTCTTGTCTTCATCAATTACCTGGATTAAATCGTCGTTAGATGCAATCAATAATTCATCAGCACCATAAGAAGGATCTTGATGATAAACAGGAATAGTATAAAATGAATGATCGCCCCGCTCCGACGGTTCAACTTTAGTAATGCGACCTTCGAAAAAATAATCATTCGTGCTTTCTGTATCGGGATATCGTAATTTTTGACCTACTTTTAACATATTGGAACCTCCATAGTTCAATATTTAAAGTTCTTCGTAAAGACTGCCTTTTTTTAATGATTCTTTATATTTCTCAATGCCTTGCATAACGAAAAAATTAAGCACTGAATTTTTAGAACCACCTGTATTTTCTACAATCCATTCATAATGTTTTTTATCTAATCGAGTTGTAAGGTTCACATGGTCATTAACAAAGCCGATAATGTGTAACTTAGAAGGCTTTTTATCACCTTTTGATTTTTTTGGCATAAGTATATTGCTCCCACAATTAATATGATTGCCTGAAAGAGATTCTATAGTATCATGATAAATTGTTTTAGTGCAACGATAAAACCAAATTAAATAGAGGTTATTATGTGGTGTCACGTTAAAGACGAAAAACCAACGCCAGGAAGCGAGATAGAAATACAATACGATAATAGGATTTTAGAATGTCACACGGCGAAAAATACAGTATATAATCGGTCAAATACATTGTGTTTAACCTATGATGAGTTTGAATTCTGGCGTGAAAAGGAAGCATCCTGAATCTGACATTTGTATTAAATTATGGTACTGGTTCAGTTGTAATTATCCAGAATATAAAAATCGTTACTTAAGGTTTGAGGTCGGCGGTAACCGCCCCAGGATAACGCAGCAGATACTAAAAGCCGAAGGTAATAAAGCAGGTGTCTCTGATATTTTTATCGCGCTACCGAATAAGAACGGCGGCGGCTTATGGCTTGAAGTAAAGACAAAGACGGGAAAGCTTTCACAGAAACAAAAAGACTTTGATAAAGAGATGAGAAACGATTATACCAGTGTTGTAGCCTATGGATATAATCAGTGCAAGGATGAAATAAACCATTACATGATCGCGTGTGATGTGTCGCCTAAATTTATGGATTTATGATCAAGGCAATAACGAAAAACGCTATCACCTTGATTATTAGTTAATGTTTGATTTCGTCTTTGATGGCTCCTAATTCCTCAAACAATTTATAGGCCACTTTCGCATTTTCTTGAGCTTCCCCACTGAGATTTTTTGTTAAATCAGTCAGTATTTCGGGGTGTTTCGTTAAAAAGGTTAAACCATTCATGGAATAGTGAAACATATTTTGATGTAGGCCGATCATATCTTCTATATCAACACTAATCACCATTAGAAAAAATAATAGTGTCTGTTTCGCTGTTATTTCAGTTTGTAAACTTTCAATTATTTCAAGCGTATTTTCTTTGCCGCCGTCAACCATCGAATATCGTTCTTTTGCGTATTTTTCAAGTATTTCTAGTATTTTTTCTTTGTCGTTTTGCATAATAGTTATAGCCCTTCGTATAGTGTGTATTTTTTGCGATGTTTTAGAGTACAACGCAAATCGTAAAGATAGATACTAAGATGATTAGAGACGACGATTGATATACGGCGCTCTTCTCGAATGATGCGAGTTAGTAAACGAACTCTATAATTCCAATATTTCCTATTAATTATTTTACAGTTATAAACCGTCATAACGGCGTACCACACTGAGAACAACGACAAACAACGCCTTTTAAATGCGCTTTTCTGCCTTCATTGAACCAGTAAAATATTCTTTCACTGGAAAGGTGCAATCTCCATAATAAATTTTCTAATATTTGCTCATTACCATGATATCCGTGCATGATAATTAATTGAACAATTGTGAAACCTCTCATAATTTACCCTTTGGTTAATTGTTAAATACTCTCTATTAATGGTTAAAATAAATCCGCTAATCTCCCACGACTAGCGAACCCCTGTTTAAAATGCTATTTCAATCTCTCTTAGAATTTGACGGCCTGAATCCTCAATTTTATATTCTCTACTCGGTAAGCAGTTCTGTATACTTTCGCGTTTTATTGATGAAATAAGGTCTCTATTTTCAAGGCGGGATAAATATATATAAACCGTCCCGAATCCTAATCCACCGTCTGATTCTTTTATAATGTCTCTTCCGCTCATATAGGCATTTCTGCCTTTTAAAACGAGAATCTCAAGTACTAATTGTTCTTTTTTATTCATGTGACCTCTCTTTAAAAATTAGTGAAACAATGGCACTACATTATCTTCAATGCTTATCAATTCAATTTTCTTTGGTTCATCGTCTGGACCAGTTGCAATGCCTGCAAACTGTTTAGCCTCTTTGATTGATGAGAATGCAAATCCCCCTGGTGTAGTTTCCCATTTGCGCGAGTACCAACCAAACCAGGCTTTCGCCCTGGAACGTTCTTCGCTGAATTTGTCCTTACTCATCTTCTCATTTGATACACAAATAAACATTTTGGTCTTTTTCTTACTGTGTGTGTGTTCTTCAATCGTGTAATCACTAGTTACTTCAGTAGTGATTTCCTGTTTTGACTCTGATAATGAGAGCTTTATAGTCGGTTTCACGAAGTAACAAAAATCAGAATCAAGACCTGTTAAATAGGTCCAAAGCATTTGAGAGCCTTCTCTATGAGGACCATCTAAATAAACCGTGTGCGGTTCGTCGTTCTCTTTGCCTTCTAATTCTTGCTGACTGGCGCATAACTCTAACCAGGCCGCTTTTCTAACGTCGTCGGTGAAAGTGTTACTGATAGTTAAATACTTAGTTTGTGGACCGTCAAAATCACGGTTTTTAAACCCTTGACAATCGGTCATACTGTCAAACGTTCCATACTCGTAACAATCGGTTTGTTCTTCAATCATTTTCATTATCCAAGGCGGTTGGTTCTCGACTCTGATATTGACGCTATTACCCATTGAAAATGAATCGCTCTTAGCAGTGCATTTGATGTTGAAACTTTTTAACTTAGCTTTGATTATCTTTGCTACTTGTGCGTGTTGTGATGCTTCTCTTTTAGCCATTGTGTGTCCTCCCACAGAACATTGATTGATAATTAGTTTAATCATGCCCTGGCTCGCAGGACATTGTTAAATCAACTATTCGCCTAGATAGTGCGTGTAATTACTGCGACAATTGAGACTATTTTGAACGAATGGTAAAAAATCTCGTGTACCCTGGACGGCTTGCTCTTTGCGCAGTCTCTTAATATAAAAGATCGCGAGATGATTCCACCACTTACGGTTGTGTCGCTTAGATGTACTTATCTGCTTGTATGTTGGTTGTGATTCGCGGTTGTAGGTCATTTCCCACATGCTCTCATTTTTCTTGTATTTACTCATGATTCATACGCTCGATACGTCGATTGATTGACTTTTTAGTGGCTAGCGTTGTGATTATTTTTAAGTCGTCGCGATGATAGTTATGATTAAAAATATCGTGTACTTCTTTGACCGTTTCGTGGTTAAAATTCCCAAATTCTTCGCGCCATTTACCGTTCAATTTAATTACTAATGTGTAATATTTTTCTAGTGTAGTCATGGTTACAATTCCTTCCATTCAGTGTGTTCATTAGGTTCAAAGAACAGTGATGGTACACAATGAGAATCTATGCCATATTTCTTGACATACTCCCAATTAGTCTCTCTTACGTTACCAGGGAACCCGTAATATTCGCCCTTGTATTTGATAATTACATGCCCCTCTTTATCATGTGTGTACATTAGGTTGTGTTTAGCCATTGCCCTTTCTCCCGTGTTATACTAAGTCATCAATAGATTTGATATTTGCTATCACCGAACTTGTTAAAGGATTTTCAGGCCAATTATTCAATAAACCTCGCAAGTCGCTGATAATATCCATGTTCTTACGGATGTCGTGATTGTGAATAACTCTCCATAACTCTCGTTTTAATAGCCCTACCTCAGTCATTGCAGGTTGTTCAGCCAATAGAGCCGATACAGTTTTAAACTTCTGTAAAATCACAAGAAAACCAACTAATACTAGTGTCTTATGTTCTTTTAGTTCTTTATTACCTGTGTGTTCTATCTCATCGTCTAACAGTTCAGCTTTAAGCTCTAAAGCGTGCACTATTCGTTGTAGTTCTAATTCATCAAACATCTATTTACATCCTCTTAGTTCTGATTCATCTATCTCACCGTATATAAGACAGTCATTCACTGTGTTTCTCACTTCATAGTCACTAAAATCACAAGCATGAAAGCCAACTTGATTGAGTAGTTCACGCATCTTGCTAATATTTGCTCTCAGTACTGAATCAAACATATTTATGACCCGTCAATTTAACCGCTATCTTACGAACTGGTATCGCTATAAACCAACCACTTACACAAACCGCTATCAAAACACCTATCAACATACGCCACCCCAATGACTCATTAAGTTAGGTGCTATTCTACCTAGTTCTACCGTGGTGTCAACACAATACTAGAAATAACCTGTCAGGTTTATAATAACAGGTTAAACGGCTCAATTACTAACCGTAAATTCCCATGAAATCCGAAATGGTCCACTATGTATGTCCAAATCTGCTGTTTATCTGCTGTTTAGACGGTATATCGAGGTAAGAGAGACGATGTTGAAAAGTATTGACGTGACTAGCATTAGAGAGCCGTTCTTCAATTGTAACGCCAAAGAAGCGGCTTTCGTGCATTTGGTGGTTGAGGGTTTGCCAAAGCACTTGGCGTATAACCAGTCGTTCAATCCTAACTCATCAGATAAGCACTACTTGAATAGACAGGCAAAGAAATTGCTATCTGGTGTCGCTGGCATTTACTACCGATCACTAATGGGAGAACTACTAGGTGACAAACTACTACCTGTAGTTCTAACCAGGGAACAACGACTACTTATGTTAACAACCCTGGCTACCATGGCATTCACTGAGTACGACGAACGCAGGGAACCACAACAAGCAGCAGTCATAATCAAGACCATCAACGCTATGAACCTCATGACTGGAGACAACGCAGCTACTGAGGTCAATGTATCCACTACGTTCATCAATGCAGACCTAACACAGCTATCACCACATGAGGCAACCAGGCGATACAAGGACATGATGCGCAATATACAT